AACGAAGAAGCAGGTGTTTGCTATAGAGCCACATATATCATAGATAGAAATGATATTGTACAGCACGTAAGTGTAAATGCACTTGATACAGGCAGAAATGCCAACGAAGTACTTAGAACTCTACAAGCAATTAAAGCTGGTGGATTAACAGGTTGTGAATGGCAACCAGGCGAGGACTTCGTTGCCTAGAAACGCATACGATTTTTATCCAACTCCTGAGTGGTGTTACGAAAAACTCCCTATTGATTGGAGTCAATTTAAGACTGCGCATGAACCATGCAAAGGAGATGGCAGAATAGTATCTTTTCTACAAAACAAAGGAATCAAGACTTCTTGGACAGAAATTCAAGAAGGCAAAGATTATTTTGAGTGGGATGGTGAGGTAGATTTAATCCTCACCAATCCACCCTTTAGTATTGCAAGAGAATTTATTGAGCACTCCATAGCGTGTGCTTCAACAGTAATCATGTTATTAAGAATTAATTTTTTAGGAAGCCAAGCAAGACATGATTTTTGGAAACAATTTACACCTGATGGGCTGGTCGTACTTAGTAAAAGACCTTCATTTACAGGCAGTGGAACTGACTCTACTGATTACGCTTGGTTTATATGGTCAGACATAAAACAATTACATGGACTTAGGTGGATTAAATGATTTTATTTACAGCAGATTGGCATATTAAATTAGGACAAAAAAATGTCCCCACAGCATGGGCTTGTGCTAGATATCAAATGTTTTTTGAACAAGTGCAAGATGCTATTGACGAACATAATGTTTCCTTACATATCATAGGCGGAGATTTATTTGATAGAGTTCCTTCTATGGATGAACTTACTCTTTACTTTGATTTTGTTAAACAACAAAAAGTAAGAACAATTATTTATGATGGAAACCACGAAGCAACTAGAAAAAATCATACATTTTTTAGTAATTTAATTCGTGCCACAAATAGTATAAATCCTCTAGTAGAAGTAGTAACAGAAACACACTACGAGGATAATTGGGCAATTCTTCCCTATGCGGATTTGCATAAAAAGAAACAAATAGAAAGCATCCAAGCAGATGTTTTATTTACTCATGTTCGTGGAGAAATACCACCTCATGTAGTACCAGAAGTAGATTTAGATAGATTTGATAAGTTTGATGTTGTATTTGCTGGAGACTTACATGCTCACGAGAATACTCAACGAAATATTGTGTATCCAGGAAGTCCAATGACAACATCTTTTCACAGAAGCGAAGTCCAAACGGGTTATCTAATAATTAACCCTAATCAAATGAATGATTGGACATGGCATAAATTCAACTTACCACAACTTATTCGTAAGACTGTGGAAGACCCGAATGAAATGATACAAACTGAATTTCATCATACTATCTATGAACTAGAGGGAGATGTACAAGATTTAGCTAAAGTCAAGAACTCAGAATTACTTGATAAAAAAGTAGTTCGTAGAGAGATTGACGCTACATTAAATTTAACATCAGACCTTTCTATTTCTGACGAGTTAGTTATGTATTTAAAAGAAATACTTAACTTTGATGATGAAAAAATTAAAAATATTATAGGAGTTTTCAATGATTATTCTTCAGAAGTTGAAATGGGATAATTGCTTTTCATACGGGGAAGGTAATGAAATAGATTTATCAAAAGACACCCTTACACAATTAGTGGGTACAAATGGAGTAGGTAAGTCATCTATTCCATTAATTTTAGAAGAAATACTATTTAATAAAAATAGTAAAAATGTTAAAAAGGCGGATATAGCAAATAGATATGTTAACAAAGGATATGATATTAGTCTCGAGTTTACTGTTGACAGTGATGTATATAACATTACTGTTATACGGCGTGCAACACTCAAATGTAAGCTAACAAAAAATGGAGAAGATATTAGTTCGCACACAGCGTCTAATACTTACAAAACATTAGGAGAAGTTCTTGGAATTGATTTCAAAACTTTTTCACAGTTAGTCTATCAAAATACTAATGCATCGCTACAGTTCTTAACTGCAACAGATACAAACCGTAAAAAGTTCTTAATTGACTTGTTGAAACTTGACGAGTATGTTTCTTACTTTGAAATATTCAAAGAAGAAGTACGCCTAGCGTCTAGTGATATTACAGCAAGCAACGCCAAAATTGCAACAATTGAGAAATGGTTAGAAGACAATATTCTCGAAGATACTTCCATACTTTCAAAAATGGATTTACCATTTGAGTCGGAAGAAGACGAGGAATCTTTGCGTTCTCTACAAATAGAATTTGAAAATATCTCCGAAAAGAATAAAAAAATAAATCAGAATGAAAATCTGAAACAACAGTTAAAAAATATTGACATTGATTCTGCAAAACGTTTACTGCAAGCTAACCCAGAAAAAATAGATGCCAGCCAACAACTCACTGCTTTAGGAGGTTGGAAGAGTGAGCTTATGCATGAGCAAAAAATGCTAGACAAATATAAAGAGTTGGCAGAAATGAAAGACGCTGAGTGTCCTACATGTGAGCAGTCTATTGACCAAACATTTGTTAGGCAGTCGCTTACAGAACACGAAAGCAGAGTTAAAAATGTCGAAAGCATAATTGGAAAAGAACAAGAAAAATATGCAAAGGTAATAGAAAATAATGAAAATCATAGGAAAGCAAAACAAGATATCGAAGATTGGGAAAACCTCTACAGGTCTATTGACAACAGCCTCCCCTCAAAAGCTATCAACAAAGAAAAACTTGAAAGAGAAATTGCTGACCTTCGTTCAAGGATTTTGGAAACTAGGAATAAAATCCAAAAAGTAGTAGAAGAAAATGAACAAAGAGAAAGACACAATACAAGAATTGGGATTATTCTTGAACAAACTGGACAATTTCAAGAGCAACTTACTCAACTCGAGAATGCACTGGAAAGTTCAGAAAACAAACTGGCGATACTTGAAACACTTAAAAAAGCTTTCTCAACAAACGGACTCCTCGCATACAAAATAGAGTCCCTTGTTAAAGAACTAGAAATACTTACGAATGAGTATTTAGCAGAGTTTAGTGATGGTAGATTCAGTATAAATTTCGTTGTAACAAACGATAAACTAAATGTGGAAGTATCTGATAATGGAAATATTATTGATATACTTGCACTTTCTTCAGGTGAACTAGCAAGAGTAAATATTGCAACGTTAGTCGCCATTAGAAAACTGATGACTTCGATAAGTAGAAGTCAAATTAATGTTCTCTTTCTTGATGAAGTAAATCAAGCACTAGATGAACAAGGAAAAGAAAAAGTAGTGGAAGTCCTGCTAAAAGAAGAAAATCTAAATACTTATTTGGTTTCTCATGGCTGGACTCACCCACTCTTAGAAAAAATTGAAATTATAAAAGAAAATAATATATCGAGGTTAGACTAATGAAAGTAGAAATATATAGTATACCAAATTGTCCTGCGTGTTCAAAAGCAAAAATGATGGCAGAGAATCATAATTCAGTTCATGAAGTTGTTTACAATACAATGGGCAAAGAGTTTCAACCAGCAGATGTAAGAGAGTTATTTCCACAAGCAAGAACCTTCCCACAAATATTTGTAGATGGCGAGCTTATAGGTGGTTACTTAGAACTCGAGAAGGTGCTAAATGGTTAATGGTAGACGAAAAGGAAACGACGCAGAAATCAAAGTAGCAGGAATGTTACATAGACATACAGGCGAGGCGTTCGTACAGACGCCTGGTTCTGGTAGTGGTAAAATCAAAGGCGATTTGATGGTAGCCCACAAACATAATTTATTTACTATTGAAGTAAAATTCTATAGAGATATGTCCTTCAATCACAAAATATTTACTCAAAAGAGTAATAAATTTGTAGGTTGGTGGTCAAAGCTAGTAAAACAGGCTCAAGAAATGCAACAAGAGCCCATACTATTCTTTAAAGAAAACCACTCTCAATGGTATGTGGCAACGACAAGAAAGCCACTTTACAAAAAACATATGTATATAAACTGGTTAGGGTGTTATGTTACCTTAGCTGAACAATTTTTAGAAACACAAGAGGTAAAATTTACAAATGGCGATACAGTTTACGAGCCATGGAAAGCCAATCCCGAATGGGAACTTATTGATTGTTGATGGACTCAATCTAGCTTTCCGATGGAAACATCAAGGCAACAACGACTTTGAACATGATTATGTTCGGACAGTAGAAAGTCTTGCAAAGTCCTATAACTGTGGACATATTATTGTACTTGGAGATGGTGGTAGTAACTATCGAAAAGAAATATATCCAGAGTATAAAGCAAATCGTAAAGAACGATATGCAGAACAAACAGCAGAAGAAGAAGCAGAATTTTTAGAATTTCTTGCAGAGTTTCAAACAACTATGAATACTCTAAATAAGAAAGGATATTTGACTTTAAAATATGCTGGAACAGAAGCTGATGATATAGCAGCACTAATTACACAACAACGAGAAGAATTAGGAGTTGATGAAATTTGGTTGATATCATCAGATAAAGACTGGGATTTACTAGTCGATGATAAAATCAGTCGTTTTTCGACTGTTACAAGAAAAGAAACAACAGTGCATAACTGGGATGAGCATTATGACTTTGAGCCTGAGTACTTTCTAACGTACAAGTGCTTAACAGGGGATAAAGGAGATAATGTTCCAGGAGTTGACGGAGTTGGACCAAAGCGTGCTACTCAGTTAATTGAACAATACGGTGATGTATTTGAAATTATGGCAATTTTGCCACTTGATGGAAAGTATAAATTCATTCAGAACTTAAATGAGTTCGGTGTAGAAGGACTAGAAACAGGTGTAAAACTTATGGATTTAACATATGATGTTGACGGAGCAGTTCTCGGTCATGCAGAAGAAATAATAGGATTGGTAGATAATTATGTCAGTAAAGATAGATTATAGTAGAGATGAGTTGCTTGATGAATTTGCAATAGCAACTCTCAAAGATAGATATATGATTCCTGGAGAAACATCTCCTCAGGAAGCGTTTGCTCGTGCTGCAGAAACATTTGCAGATGACGAAGACCACGCACAGCGTTTATATGACTATGTCAGTAACTTATGGTTTATGTTTGCGACTCCTGTACTATCTAATGGTGGTACAAGAAGAGGCTTACCAATTAGTTGTTTTCTAAACTATGTAGATGATAGTAGAGAAGGTATTACAGACCACTTTACTGAAAATGCTTTTTTAAGTAGTTTTGGTGGTGGTATTGGTGGACACTGGTCTGATGTTCGTTCTATTGGAACTAGAACATCCAAAGGGTCTGAATCTACTGGAGTAATACCTTTTATTAAAGTAGTAGATGCTGAAATGTTAGCATTTAGTCAGGGTGTGACAAGACGGGGTTCATACGCTGGTTACCTACACATAAACCACCCCGAGATAGAGGAGTTCTTAGATGTACGGAAGCCTACAGGTGGTGATAGTAATCGCAAGTGTCTTAATTTGCACCATGGTGTTGTTGTCTCTGATGCCTTTATGGAACGAATACACAACGCTGGAAAAATTGATAATTTCGATGATAGCTGGGATCTTATCGATCCCCACACTAAAAGAGTGGTTAAAACAGTAAGTGCAAGAGCTTTATGGGTAAAACTGTTACAGAATAGAATGGAAACTGGAGAGCCTTATATTATGTTTGAAGACGCGGTAAATAATGAGTTGCCTGACTTTCAACAAAGAAAAGGTTTAAGAGTTCATCATAGTAATCTTTGCAGTGAAATAACTCTTGCAACGAATGAAGAAAGAACTGCAGTATGTTGTTTATCTTCAGTTAATTTAGAATATTTTGACGAGTGGAAAAACCACGGAGCGTTTATTCCAGATTTAATTCGTATGTTAGACAATGTACTTCAGTACTTTATTGATAACGCTCCAGAACAATTAGAAAAAGCTAAGTTTAGTGCTATGAGGGAGAGAAGCATTGGACTTGGCGCCATGGGCTTTCATGCGTATTTACAGAAGAATGGTATACCGTTTGAAAGTGCTATGGCAGGTAGTGTTAATCTAGAAATGTTTGAGAAAATAAAGAGAGAAGCAGACAAAGAAACTAGACAACTAGCTATCGAAAGAGGCGCGTGCCCTGACGATGATACCGCATCAGTAAGAAATGCACATTTACTTGCTGTTGCTCCTAACGCTAGTTCAAGTATTATTTGTGGTAATACTTCACCAAGCATAGAGCCATTTAGAGCAAATGCTTATACTCAAAAAACAAAAACAGGAAGTAATCTAGTTAAAAATAAATTCTTGGATAAAATTATCAAAGATAGAACAGATTATGAAGGGTATACAGAAACATGGAGAAGTATAGTTGCAAATAAAGGAAGTGTTCAACATTTAGATATACTTGATGATTGGGAGAAAGATGTTTTTAAAACAGCAGTTGAAATCAATCAGTCATGGGTTGTTGAGCATGCCTCTGTAAGACAAGAATATATTTGTCAGGCACAAAGTGTAAACTTATTCTTTCCACCTGATGTGAACAAAGCCGACTTGCATAATGTCCATATGTTAGCGTGGGCAAAGAATTTAAAAACATTATATTATTTAAGAAGTGAAGCTATCAGTAGAGCTGATAATATTACTTCTCAGGCTAAAAGAGAGATAATTTTTGAGCAATCAGATTGTCTAAGTTGCGAGGGATAAATGAGTAAATTATTAACAGAAAGGGATTATTATAAACCTTTTGATTATCCTTGGGCATTTGAGTTTTACAAAAAACAACAACAAATGCATTGGTTACCTGATGAAGTGCCACTCCAAGATGATATCAAAGACTATAATCAAAAATTAACAGATGACGAAAGAACACTTATAGATAATATATTTAAGTTCTTTACACAAGCAGATGTTGATGTGTGTTGTGGATATGCAAAGCATTATCTACCAACATTTAAACAACCAGAAATAAGAATGATGCTAGTAAGTTATGCTGCTATGGAAGCAGTACACCAAGAAGCATATTCTTTATTGTTGGAAACATTAGGAAAGTCAGACGACCAGTATACAGAGTTTTTTGAAATACAAGCTATGACAGAAAAGCATGAGTACTTAACTGACTTTAATATGAGCAATCCACATGAAATTGCAAAGACCATGGCAGTTTATAGTGGGTTTACAGAAGGAGTACAATTATTTAGTAGTTTTGCTATACTTCTAAACTATCCAAGACACAATCTTATGAAAGGTATGGGTCAGATAGTAACATGGTCTATAAGAGATGAGTCACTTCATGTTGAAGGACTTTCAAAACTCTTTAGAACTTTTATCGCAGAAAATCCTGATATATGGACAGATAAATTAAAATATGAAATATACTGTGCAGCAGAACGCGTTGTTGAATTAGAAGATAAATTTATTGATGTTTGTTTTGATAAAGCAAATATTCAAGATTTAACAGCGAAGGAAGTGAAAGAATACATAAGATACATCGCCGATAGACGATTACTTGGTCTTGGTATGAAAGCAATATTTCATAGTACAGTTAATCCACTTCCATGGATTGATATGCAGGTAAACGCAGTTGAGCATACCAACTTTTTTGAAAACCGTGCTACAGAGTATGCTAAAAGTAGTACACAAGGAAACTGGCAGGATATATTTAAGTAATGGAAAACAAAAGCATAACTATAGATGGCAAAGAATATCATTTGGACGATTTAACACAAGAGCAAAAACAAATAGTTCAAGCTATTTACAAGTGTGATGAAGAAGCAGACAGATGTAAGCATATTATTGCTATATGCCACACTGCTAAACAAGCATATGTAAATGATTTAGGTGCTCAGTTAAATGGCGAACAAGAAACTTAGATTCTATATATTAACTACCGCTAAAGAGGACTACAAGGGAATTTACCAAAAGACTGATTTTGAGACTTTTGAGGAAAATTCTCTTGAAGACCTTGGCAGACATTTTTCACCCCGTTGGAGTAACTTAGATTACAAAGACGCAGTTATAGTAATAAACACATTAAGTAGACAGTATGAAATTGATTGTTCTAAGTGGTGTGAAGAAAGAGGTTTAGAATACCATATTACTAAATCAAATGGAAAACCAGGTCGAGGTAAAAATGCAGTAGTAGATGTTTTTGAAGCATCAAATGATGATTACTGTGTTCCTATAGACGGTGATGATTACTTGACTCCTTATGGAGTTTGGTTTTATAAAAAACTAGCAGAACAAGACAATCCGCCAGACGCATTATGTATTTATAATTCTTGGATGTGTTCTAATTATATATGGGGTCAAAGATACCATTATAATTTTTTCAAAGCATATCGTAATTATGAAGTATATAGACCTAGCTTAATGCGTCTTATGAAAGAAAGAATCTACTTAAGCAAACGCAAAGGTGGAGAAACATTAAAAGGTCTAAACAAAGAAATTGCCAAATATGGTAGTGAAGAAAAAATGTTAGAGCAATATATAAAGTGGGATTTAGAACACCACAATATTTGTCTAGCGGCGAATGAGTTCTATGATGATATTCATTTTGAATCTTTTGCAAGAGTAACTTGGTATTCTAAAAAGATTTGTAGATTTAGAACTTTTGAACATATGGGATTGGGAGAAGATTTATATATGTACTTACTCCTAAAAGATGCCCATGTAAGAGGTAATATAAATATGGCAAGGCATAGAGAAATGCCTGCTACTTATGTATACAATCAAGCATCTGTAGGACATACTGCTTCTATAAGCCAGACTTATGGAAGTTATTTATGGATGGGTGCATTTAATTCAGTTGCTCTTGATTTACAAAAACAAGGCAGACTACATAGAGTAAACTTACCTGATATTGATTTGTATGAAGAAGGAGCACCTCATGATTATGGAGTTAGTAGAACAGGCCAAGATGAACCAGAGTTTGAGTTAGAAAATAATAGTTGGAAAATTACAAACTATACTGGTAAAAGAACTGACGAAATAAATAATATATTAAAAATGTTAGAGTTTATTCAAGGGGAATACACCTGGGAAATAGACCACTATCAAATGTTACGAAATAAAAATTTTGAAATACTTGCGGAAGATTTATGCAAAGCATTTGGACAAACACTAGAAAATCATAGCATAGTGTTAAACCCACCATTAAAAAATCTTCCTTATTTTAATGCTTCTGGTATGGAAGCGTCACCTAGGATTATAGAATGAAATTAACAATAGCTGGGGCGGGTGTAGTAGGTAATGCACATAAAGATTTCTTTACAAAGAAATGTGCATTACGAATAGTAGACCCAAAGATAAATGATTTAAAAGTAGATGCTAAAACAGATGGTTTGATAATATGTGTTGATACTCCATCAATGCCTGATGGTAGCTGCGATTATAGTAATATCTATAATGTACTAAAAGAAGCTCCTAAAGTTCCTATTCTTATAAAAAGCACAATAGATATGCGTACATGGGAAGTTATACAAGCTAACTTTCCTGATTTAATTATAAGTTATAGCCCTGAATTTCTTAGAGCAGAAACAGCAAGTCAAGACTTACTTGTTGCAAAAGAGTTACTTATAGGTGGAGGTCTTGTAAAATTCTGGGGTAGTATGTTTAATAAAAAAGTAGTTGAAGCAACAGTAGAAGAATTAATAGTTGCTAAATACGCTAGGAATAGTTTTCTTGCTACCAAAGTTTCTTTCTTTAATCAGATATACGATTACTGTAAGAAGTCTAATATAGATTACGAAAAAGTAGCAGAACTAACTGGATTAGATTCTCGCATAGGTGAGAGTCATACAGAAGTTACAGAAGAAAGAGGATGGGGCGGACATTGTTTTCCAAAAGATGTAAAAGCATTTATAAAAATGACTGGAGGAATGTCAATTTTAAATCATATTACTGAATACAATAATAAAATTCGATGAAAATATTTATAGGTTATGAAACTGACTATCCTGAAATGTTTGAGGTATGTAGAAAAAGCATAGTCCGTTACAATTCCAATCATGAAATCATACCACTCAAAAAATCGGAAATATCCGATTACACTCGGCCATATCAGGGGGAGAGTACGGAATTTGCCTTTACTCGTTTTTTAATACCACATCTCTGTGACTTCGAAGGGACTGCTCTCTTTTGTGATGGAGATTTCTTATGGCTTTGTGACCCTGAAGAAGTTATGGATTATTTTTCCGATGAACATACAGTTCATGTGGTAAAACATCCTAGTTTTCTCGTCAAACCTAAGAAAATGAAAAACAAGAAAAACCATGGTTATCCTAGAAAATACTGGTCAAGTCTTATGCTTTTTAATAATTCTAAATGTAAAAAACTTACAGTTGATTATGTAAACCAAGCCCCAGCGGGTGCATTGCATGAGTTGAGATGGGCAGAAAGCATAGGGGAACTTCCTGCACAATATAACGCCATGGTAAATTACTACAAATTTAAAAACCCAAAAGCCCTCCACTACACAGACGGTGGACCGTGGCTAAATATAAACGATGACTCGGAGCTTACAGCAATATGGATGCAACTTTACAGACGCTAACAGAAAATAAAAATATTGTACTTGTGGGAAACTCAGTTGAGATTCTACGACATGAGTATGGAAAATACATAGATAGTTTTGATACAGTTGTACGATTTGGAAGAGGTATACCAGATTGGGGGAACTTTGATGCAATTGGTAAAAGAACAGATATTTGGATAACTGGATGGCTTCGCATGGAAAATCATACATTCTTTCCGAAAGCATATAAATTATTTAATCGTTGTCGTATTCACTTAAATAAAGAAGTAAAAAAGAAAATACCATTTGAGTATACGAATTTATTTACAGACGAAGAACTATATAAAGTTTTTGAACAAGTTGGGGCAAAGAATGGAGTTCCTGAAGGAGATAGACCAAGTGCAGGATTTCTTGGTATATTATTTTTCTTGAATAAATGCAAATGTAAAAGTATTACTTTGATTGGTTTTGACTTTTTCTCTAAAAGAATACCTGTAATGACAGGAACAGATTATCCTGCAAGTTGGCATATGCCTATAAACAGCGTATATAAAAATCCGCATAACAGCAAGGAAAAAGAAACTGTTATGCGGTGGTTTGAAGAAGGTAGATTAAATTGGAAAATTTTATCTGACCTTGATGAAGGCTTACTAGATCTTTCCTAATATAAATCCAGTTTCTAATAGTTTACCAAATTGTTGTTTTTGCTTTTCTGCTTTCGTTAATAGTATTTCGTTTGCTCTTGCATTTCTATACTCTAAAGGAATATTTTCAATTTGTCTTGTATATAAATCCCAAGGTATTGCTAATTGAATACCTACAGGAGTTTTCCAATATTCTAAGTGCAACCATTTATGTTGTACATTTATACTCCAAGACTTTCTTAACATTACATTATAATCCATTAAGTCTTTAGCTTCTATCGCGTCTTCCTGTATAAGTACATCATTTTTACCATTCATATAAAGAGGTACCCAAGCGTGTTCTTTTTGTAGAAGTTGGTGGAAGAAATATGTTTCACCTGTTCGTAAAACTCGTTGGTCAATATCATTTGGAAATCTGTTATCTCCAAAAAATAAATCTCTGTATGTTACATTTTTTAATTGGTCATAATTTAAAATAAAAAACTCTGGGTCTACATGTTTCCAGTTTTCTGCATCATAAGGTATATTAAGTAATCTGTAAAATCTAGCAAATTTAGGATGATTCCTAAACACTCTTTTATGACTTAGATGAGAAAGTTTATTTTGAAAGAAGTCAGGATTTGGTATTTCATTCTTCCAATTATTTCTAGTAAATACTCTGTTTCCTGAAGCTACTACTATTCTTTTATTTAATCCTTTGTTTTTCCAAAATTCACGAAGATGGCATATAGCTCGTGGAATAAAGTTGGTAGTCCAAAATGCTTGATAAATTTTTACATTTGGGAAGTTATCAATAATCCAGTCAATAGGAGCGTCTTTCCAATCTGCTTCGCGAACATAAAGATGCAAACGAAATTCTTCGTTTTTATCTAATAAAGACGCAAGAGTAAACATACTCCATGTCTTTTTATATTCTATTACTAATTCAATCATCTGCTTTTTTATACTCCCAAAAATTATTTACATAATTTTCTAATCTTTCGTCTGCGTCTTTATCAAAATCAAATATTATACCTGAGTTCTTAGCAGACAGTAATTTATACATTGCCTTTTGTCCAATACCAGCACAAGCATAGTAAAAAGATTCGTAAGTTAATAAATTCTTTTCTCTTTCTTCCATAGTATATGAAATTAAACTTAAACCTTTACCTAGTAGTAAAGCAATTAGTCCCATTTCACTATTTTGCATTGTGCCTACATTTTTACAGTTAAGTAATAATTCTAGTCCTCCTGCTTTCTTATGTAAAACATTTTCTTTTCCAAAATGCTTTCTAAGAATTGCCATATATATTGGTGCAGTTATAGGATGTGGTTTTATTATATAACCTTTATTCACAAGAGCTTTCATTCTTCCAAAATGAACAACTTTGTCTTTACATAACAGGTTACTTCCTGGAGTAAAAATTACATTGTCATAATACTCTTGATTTATGCCTAACGCATATTTATTTTGTAAATTATTTTTTATGTTTTCTATGCGTTCTTCATCTATTTTTATGTCCGAGGACGCAATACTTCTAAATAACTTATTATTTATTTTTATAGAATTTACCCGCATGTATATACCTTTGCCTAAAAAATCTGTATATAACCATTTTCGTACAGTATGTAATTCATTGGTATTAAACCAAACATCATACTCTACATCTAAACCTTCTATTTGAGAAGGAAGTAATCTGCGTTTAAATTTCTGTAAATCAGTCAAGTCTTTTTTTGGTCTTAAAGACGAGCCAGATTTCATAAAATGAGTAGGAATATTTCCTAGCTCTTCATCTTTTGATAAAGGAACTAACTTACTTGGTTTTGGTGCTGCCATTTTGCTTTAACTCAAATAGTTGTTGTTCCATACTTTTTAGTCTTTCTTCTGCCTGCATTAAACTGTCGAATACTGCATGCATCATACTTTCTAATTTATCATTTACATACTTTGGTGTAATGTCTTTTTCTTGTAGTTTCATTATGTTTCACTCCATGATGAGCCATCCCAGAATGATAATCCAAAGTCACTTGCACTAGCTACTTCGGTATCAAATATTGTACCAAGCTGAGTGGCGGTTATTCTTTCAAATACAACTGTACTTGTATCAAACGTTGTTGTTGTTAAGTGGTCAGTTGTTCTCGTTGTTTCGGTTGTTCGTGTAGTTGCAATTGTGGTAGTAGTAGTTCTGTCTGTTGCAAATGTTGTAGTTCTACTTGTATCAAATGTTGTTGTAGTAGCAAAAGTTGTTGTTCTTGAAGTATCTGTTGACCTCGAAGTTAAAAATACACTTGTTGTTGCTCTACTCGTACCTGTTGCTCTACTTGACGCTGTTGCTCTAGTTGTATTAAATGTCGAAGTTGTATCTCTACTTGTTCCTGTTACTCTATCTGTTCCTGTTGCTCTATTTGTATTGAATGTTGAAATTGTAGTTCTACTTGTACCTGTTGTTCTATCTGTTCCTGTTAATATT